TCTGTTGCCACTAAGACGTGCGAGAGTCAAGGCCAATAGCCCCATACTCTTACCATGTATGACTACACCCTAGGGTGGGAATCATAGTGATCGTCCAACCTTTTCTAGCTAGAAAGGATTGGCGGTGCTTAGTGCTGATTGGTAGTCTAAGTCAGGCTTTGTGGACCTTGAGAAAGTTCATAACGTCTTCTCGAAACTTAGCTTTCCACCCCACCCACTCCTCCGGAGTGGTTCGAAACCTTTCGATTTCAGTGGGGAAATATAGTACTCCACGAGGAGGTACTATGGTCGCACCCGTGACTGGCCCTTACACAAGGGTCGTGACTGGCTATGGGCCACCGTGTGCTGCCGCAGGGAATTTCATTCCAATGTGGCGGTACTCAAACCAACGGTGGTACCGGCAGGCTAAGCCCTACAGGCAAAGCTTACCCTATGCAATGGATACCCGTCGCATAGTGTCACAAAGCAACACGTCCGCTTATTATAAAACGGTTAGTGATGTCCCTGTCTTTGGATACTTTTCAGAGATAGCGAAGCAACGCCTTTATAATGCAGCGTATGAATCCTTTATGAGTGATGTCAGGAAGGCGCAAGCCGACGTGATGACATTGATGAGGGAACGGCAGAAAAGCCTTAGCATGATTCAAACCCGTGCTATCCAACTGGCGATCTTTATTCAAGCTGCCCGAAAGGGTAACGTGAAACTTATGAAGCAAGTCGTGAGACAAGCTTCTGTAGGTGATCAGTCCAGACGACGTGCTGTCGCGACGAAAGTGGGCATTAAGAAAAAGCTTAAGCTCGCAGGAAGTCACGTATTGGAGTACAGCTTCGGCTGGGCTCCTTTGGTTAGTGACATCCAGGGTGCAATGAAGGTCTTTGAAGAAGGACCCCCAAAACCTGTCTGTAAGGGTCGAGCTCGTGCCAGCTTAGGAGGTTCCTACACAATAGGAAATTCTCCGACGCAGGTGATCTCGGCTACCGAACGGATCGGTTGGACATTGCGTTCCCGAATAAGAGTCACGAATAGTGACCTCTTATTGCTTAATTCGCTGGGCTTGGTTAACCTAGCGTCTTCTATCTGGGAGACAACTCCCTGGTCGTTTGTAGTTGATTACTTTATCAATGTTCAAACGTTCTTGAACTCGTTCACGGACCGTCTGGGTCTGGAATTTGAAGATGCTTCGAGCACCTTCTTAGGGGTTTGTGATAGTTATGTGCTGTATAGGGCGAGCTACACACCTATCGGTGGGTGGCCGCACTATAAAAGTCAGTACATCACAATGAACCGGTCGCTCGGGATCTCCCGTCCGACCTTAGCCTGGAAATCTCCATGGCAACTCAGTCCCCAACGAGCTTTAACGTCTATCGCTCTACTCCTTCAAAAGTTAAAAGGTTGACGACCTTTTTAGGAAAGGCATTTTATGCCAGCACTCGCAAATGTAACCGTCAAGAAATCTGACGGCACGACAGACATCACCTACACTGGGCTTACGCCTTCGTCTGGTGACAAAACTCCCGCGGTTTTCCGCGTGCAGTCTGTTGGTACGTCTGTCCGCGAACGCCCCGAAGTACGTGTCTCGACCTACGACTCGCCTGATGGAAATCGGCGTGTTGTGAAGGAGAACTACGTCTACCCGGTGGTCAAGGAAATCAACGGCGTGAACACGGTAGTCGACTATATCACCAAATCGGTGGAGACGAAGTACCCAAAGCAAGCCCTTGATGACGATGTGAAGGAAGCTGCTTATCAGTCAGCGAATGTCAGTGCCGCCGCTCTGTTTAAGAGCGTGCATGAAACTGGTTTCGCCCCGACCTGATAACTACTGGGAAGTAGTTACCTAAGCTGGTCTTTAACCTCACTTGAAAGTTTACATGAGACCTCTCAGTAAACCCGTCCTAAGATATCTCAAGACGGCGGCAACCCCTGTGTGTCTAGATCTCCTTCGTAAGTGGGAGACTGGGGACATGAAGGCGCTTGTGGAGACAAAAATCTCCCCTGTGTGCTATACTAATGCCGAACACTATTTGACCGATGCTCAAGCAATCGCGTTCTTTTCAAAGAATGCGGATGTCGAAGCCGGGTTGAACACTCAAGAGCTTGCCTGGGAAGGTTGGCTCGAAAGCGAACGTGTTTGTGCTGCAACTAACCGCAACCTGAAAGCATGGGTCGAGGGCGAATGTCCCGATCATTTCATGCTTAACATCCGTTCCTTTCTTTCGGATGTTAAAAGACAGGTTTCGTGGTGGTTGCCTCCGGTTCCCGCAGATCTACGTCTGCGTTTTGGACCGGGGAGCACTAAGTGTTGTCGAGGGCATCTTGCGACAGTGCCCGATAAGCAAACAGAAGCTCCGACCATAACCCCCCGAGCTCTAAACACGATTCGTTCGATCTTCGAAAGAACGGCGTGGTGTCGCTCATTGCTGGAGAGCAATAAGCTTCATTATGAGGATGGGGTTCTCAGTGGTTTAAACCTGGTAACTAGTAGTGATTGGTGGTCTGTTAAAAAGACTGCCTTGACCGACCGTTCCATCGAAATAGGTCCTTCTATCAACGTTGCTGCTCAACTAGCAGTCGGCGCTGAGTTCAAAAAGAGCTTCGCCCGCAAGGGCTGGGATCTCGTTGAACAACCGGACACCCACATCCGCCTTGCGCGGGAGGGTTCGCTCACTGGAGAGTGGGCGACGATCGATCTGAGACGTGCAAGCGATTCCGTTTCACGTGCCCTGGTTAGGTACGTGACCCCGTCTCTTCTCTACGAGCTTATGGAAGACCTTCGGGTCCCAAGTATGTCTTGGAAAGGAAGAACCTACCGCATCGAGAAATTTAGCGGGATGGGTAACGGCTTCACTTTTGAGCTTGAGTCCGTAATCTTCATGTCTATTTGCCAGGTCGTTTTGCGACGACTTGGTCTTCCAGCGCAAGCTGGTCGTGACGTGTTTGTATTCGGTGACGACATAATCGTCAAAAGTCAAGCGGCGAGTGAAGTAATTTCTGCTCTGCGTCTGGTCGGATTCGAGACAAATGTTCAAAAGACGTTTGTTGAGGGTCCTTTCAGAGAAAGTTGTGGGGGGGATTTCTTTAGGGGCGAGGCCGTGAGGCCTTACTTCCTGGACGAGTTTCCTCGTGAACCGCAGCAGTGGATGGCGATGGCGAACGGCCTTCGTCGTGCTGGGTCGTGTTATCGTGGTGACTTTCTTCATCGTGACGCTTTCCGTAACGCTTGGGCTGCAGTCCTTGACTGCATACCTCGCGCCATTAGAGAGTGTCGGGGGCCAGAAGCCCTCGGTGATATTGTCATTCACGATAGCGATAGCTCCAGCTGGATCACAAAAACCGTCGACTGTGTCCGCTTTGTCCGTACTTATTCACCAGCCGTCGACCCTAAAGGTCAGCGTCGAAGTGGATCGGTCGTCGAGTGGGACAACTTTCGAGGTTCCGTGAAGCTTGCTAGCGTGCTATACGGTGCGGGCGATTCTCCTATGAAGGAGGAACGCAATACGGACATAGGGGTGATCCCCCGACGTCCTCTAAACGTATCCTATAA